AAGCGGCACTTGCGCCCTAGCAATGAGCGGACAAACCCTCCCTTGTCTCGGTGGGCCACTTTGCGTTGCACGGCATCCATTAACTCTTTAACGAATGGAACGTCTTCGTGGTACTGGCGCATGAGGCGTTTGGCTTGGTCCGTGGTCACATCAAGCTGCTCCGCGAGCTTCGTCTGCCCCATGCCGTACATGATTCCTAAATTGATGGTCTTGGCCTGCCTCCTTGGGATCTGGGCAATGTCCGCGACCATCTGGTGGAAGTCGGTCTCCGCGTCTTCTCGGTAGGCTCTGACAAAGTCCCCGGCCCCCGACAGTCCACGCCTTCCGGTCAGGCTTGCAAAGTGAACGAGGATGCGTGGTTCCTGCTGGTCGAAGTCTATCGACGCCCACTCCTCGCCTTCCTCCGGCAGGAACAGGCCGCGTATCTTTCGCGCCATGTCGGGGTTGCGGGCCGGGATTTGCTGGAGGTTTGGGTTGGACATGGAAATTCGTCCGGTTACGGTGCCTCCGCCCTCGGATCGTAGCTGGTTGATGTGGCCGTGTATGCGACCGTTGTCGGCGTAGCGAAAAATGCTGCTCAGGAAGGTGTTGCCGATCTTGTCGTACTCCCTCGCCTCGGCAACCTTCTGGGCTATCGGGTGTTCGTGCTGGGCGAGGAAGTTTTTGGTGAAGCTCGGGAGCCCTGTCTTCGTTCTGCCATACGGTATTCGCAAGTGGTCAAAGACTTTGGCAATTGACGACGCCGCCCAGAGTTCGACCGGTAGTCCGGTTTCCTTTTTTACCTGCGCCAAGATTTTCTTCACTACCTTGAGCATGTCCTGCTTCAGTCGCTCGGCAGCGTCGAGATCGACGCGAATACCGCGTCGGGTCATTTCGATGCAGAGGGGGAGCACTTCTGATTCCAGTTTAAAAACCTGCCAGAGGTCTTCCTTGGTGAGTTCGATTTTGAAAACCTGCCATAGGTCCAGCGTGAGCTTTGCGTCGGCTTCTGCATACTCTCCGACAAAGCAAGCGGGGAGCTTGTACAGCTCTCCTTTGGGGTCAACGCCAAATTCCTGTGCGGCTTCCCGCAGCGCGGCTTCATTTTTCATTCGACCAGTGTAATCATAGGAGACGGTATTCAAAGAATAGCTGAAGCGGTTCTCATTAAGTAAGGGGGCCGCGAGCATGGCGTCGATGAGGGTGCCCTTTAGTTCTATGCCGAGGTGCGTGAGCCAGCCTGCGTCATACGCGGCGTTGTAAAAAATCTTGTCGGACGGGTGGTTTGCTATCTCTTTTTCAAACCATTTGAGAACTATCTTGCGGTCGAGATTGCCGCCACCTTCGTGGGCCATGGGCAGGTAAGCGTTAAAACCTTCGTATGCGACGGCAATACCGACAACATCTCCATTGCCCGTGGGCCACCCCGGTCCATGAGACTTGAGGCGCGGGTCTTTGGTTTCCAGGTCTATCGCAATTTCTTTTATGCCGCTGGGCGTCGGGGGGAGTTCCTCGGGAGGAACCCATTCTGTCTTGACGCCCCACACTGGCCGTTTAAGATTCTTTTTCATCATCCGCGAACATCTCTGCGACCCTTTGACGTTCTTTTTCTTTTCTCCAGCCCTTCCAGACCTCTTTGGTTAATTCTTCCTGGAAGTGTGGCTCGTTTTCGGCGCACTCCAGTGCCACCGCCGCATAGCCAGCACCGTCAACATAATCATCTTCACTAAACGTGCCAAGTTTCCGACGCGCAATCTTCAGCAACTCCATCATGTTGGCAACGTCAGCCGCCAGAAGATAATCTTTGTTGTAGAGGTAGCCATTCCATAACATCGCTATGTTGTTGTGGTTTTCCCATATCGGGCCGTGGGCGTCCGCACGGTCACCACTGACTAAATCTAAAGCTTGCTCCAAAACTCGTTTGGCTCCCATTTCTTATGCTCCTCTCTTCCACTGGTAAGCTTATGCTCGACGCATATTCCATGCCCATTTTCATCCCATCGGAAATTCCGAAATCCGTGTAGACCGCGCATAGGTCCGCCGCATTATACCAAGCGAGGGCGAGCCTCAGTCCCATCTCTCGCTGCTCGGGGATCTTGTCGTCGAGAACCTGGGTGTAGAGGAGATGGCTGGCGAAGGGCGATTCCTGGTGCAAGAGGGAATCCCATAAGCACTCTCTGGCATAGCCCACGTTGCGGCGCAGATCACCGGTATACGGGCTCTCGATGATGACCCTCATACGGCCCACCCCCTCTGGGAGTCCTCTGGCATTTTTAGGACGAGGTTCTCTTTGGCTCTCGTTATTCCGACGTATAAGACGCGGTGGGCGTCGTCTGGGTTTTTCTCCATTTCCATAATCGCCTTTGTGGAGAGGTCGAGGTACAGGAGGACGTTGTCTGCTTCCCCGCCTTTTGCCCCGTGGATCGTGGAGAGTTTGATTTTGGGCTTCTCGAAAATGTTTACGCCCCTGTTTAAAAGCGCAGTGGCGTAGGCGCGGTCCTCGTCGCCTATGCGGTCCAGCGCAGCATCCCACGGACCATTCTCGGTTTCGAGGCCAAAGTTCTGGCGCAGTACGGAAGACGTGAAGAGGTCTTGTTCATCTGCCCCCCTCAGCATTTTCTTTGCCCCCCTCTTTAACCGTCCTTTGCCGCTGGATATGTAATCGTACAGGTTAAGGGCTTCCCGGTGGGAGATTTCGTGCGCGGCGCTATCTTGGAGGTGGTTCCATGCGCTGATCGCGTTGCGTACTTCTTTCTTGAGTGACGGCGTCCCGCGCCGCTCGAAATACTGACCATTCGATGTCATACGCTCGGCCAACTCGTCGAGCATGTAATTAGCCTGGGCTAGGACCAACCAGTTTCCGCCGCTAAAGTTAATTGTGTTGGGATCGTACACCCTTTCGACACTTCCCTCCTGCGTTCTTGGTGACCAGTTCTTTTTCTGGCGCGAACGGATGCGGTTGACGACGCCATCCGCCACGCGGTGAACACTGCGTGGTATGCGGTAGGATTGTGAGAGAACCTCCGAGCCGCCCTCCAGGGTAATGAAATGATCTATGTCAGCGCCAGCCCAGCGATAGATTCCTTGATCGTCATCACCAGCCACGAACATACGGTCGCTGCGGTCGCCCAGATGGTGAGCCACTTTCCACTGGAGTGGCGTCAGATCCTGCGCCTCGTCCAGAAACACTACCTTCAAGCGCGGTATCGCGGAAGGATTATTGGACAACTCGACCATCATGTCGGTGAAATCTTTCAAGCCGTGCTTCGTCTTGAACCGCTGGTACTCCTCAAAGAGATGCTCAAACTCATAAAACGGAATCTGTAGCTCGGTTACGTTGTATGCGTAACGTGGTCCGAGCAAAGAGTTTCTGGCGAGGTCGATAGCGCGCATCGCAGGATCGTTGCTCTTTATCGATACGAATCCGTCGTCACTCACGCGCTCTGCTCCCCCGCTTGAAAGATCTACGCCCGTTGCCTTTCCGAAGTCGCGAAGGTTCTGGTCGCTGAGAACCTGAGAACCTGTTAGGCCAAGCATTTGAAAGGCAAGACTGTGCAGGGTGCGGAAGAACTGGAAGTCCTTTTGCGGGTTCAGATTGAACCTCGCGACGGCCCTGTCCCGTGCCTCGTGGGCCGCTTTCCGCGTGAACGCGAAATAGCCTATCTCGTTCGGTGACATGCCACCGGACAGCAACTGGTCCACTTGGTTGAGAAGTGTGGTGGTCTTCCCCGTCCCCGGTGGCCCGAAATATCTAAACATTGGGCCGTTTGTCCTTCAAGAAGATGTCAAGTTCGTAGCCCAGCGTGTCCAAAATCCTTTCGATTTTGTACACGGAGAGTTCCCTGGTGCCCCTGCAGTTTTCATATTCCGCGATGGTGCGCTGCGGCATTCCACATTTTACGGCCAGCTTTCTCTGGCTGTACCCCGCCTCATTCCTTAGTTCCTTTAAGATCCGCTCCCACGGAGTAAAATCACCTGTTGCTTTTTTCTGGATTTTTTCCATTAGAACGGGATGTCTTCATCATCGGTAAATCGCGTCGGAAATTCGTCTTCGATCTTGGCGAAAGCAGGAACGGACCAGCAACGAACGGTTCTTCCTTTGATCCGGAACTGTTCCGCTGCGCCATCTATTTCCCGGAGCCGTTGGGCAATTTTGTTCGACCGATAGTCAAAAAATTTGCTGCGTTTAAGAAAAGCCTCGAAATCCTTTAACCGGAAATAGGTGCGGCCCTCCTCTTCATTGGTCCATGGGCGGCGGAGAAGGATCTCTTCCCTGTCCATCGCGGACTGCATGTGCGTCGAAAATTCTTCAAGCAAGTCGTAGAACTGCCCGCGCAAGCTCGTATCATCGCTCGTTGTTATGACGGCCCCCTCCGTGTCGAGCATCGCCCCCAGCAGCATGTTGATTAGGGTCTCCCACGCCTGCTTTGACATGGTGCGCGGCATAAAATTTATCTGCTCCATGCAGAACATTTGGAACCGGGGCTGTTTTTGCAGGCCCTCGGTGTCCAGTTCGACGGGACTCCCATTCACGTCGAGGAACCAGAGCGGAGGTTCGCTGTCGTACTTTCGCAGGTTGGCTACCGAGGGTGTGTTAGCCCCTCCTCCAACACCGTGCTTACGCGAGCGGCAAAGATCCTTGTTGCAAAAATTGCAGATGGGCTGGTCGGCACATTTGTATTGGTAGTCCTTCTTTTTGACCTGATCTGCGACGATGTTGACTTCACTCAGATCCAGTGGCGGCTCCATGATGTTCTGATTGTATTCCAGTATTTTCTTTTCCCAGTCATCGGGATGGGCTTTGCGAAGATAGACGCCAAGATTAAATAGCCCATTATTTCTAGTGCCTTGAGGGAAGCCCTGTCGCAGGAGAGCTTGCAGACAGGGAGGACCGTCCTTCAGCTTTTGGTCAACCTCCGGCGATTCTTTGGAAAGCAGGTTGTTGAATTGTTCTTCTGTTATGGCTGCGGCTTCCGCGTAGGTCAGGAACTCTTCCAAGGTGGCCGCGCTGCCGTCATCTTTTATCGCGTACCGGAGCCCGTTCTTGTGGTCGAAGTAAGGCAGATTGAGGAAATTTCCGTTGTCGCCCCGGTCTAAAACCAGTTGGATTTGTTTTGGAAAGACTTCGCATGTGCCGAAACCAAGCTCCGCCGCAACTTCTTTCAGCTTCAACTGGAGTTTTCCGGCTTCCACAAATTCTTTTAAAAACAAATAGACGTGTGCCCCGCCGCTCTTGCTGCGGCAGACAACGAGGGGGAGATCAAGTTTCTGGAGCTTCCTCAATATCGCAGAGTGGTCCAGCGGATACTGGTCAATGTCCAGAGCGCCCCAGACACACACGTTTTTTTCGTTTATGGGTACAACGCCAATGCTTGTCGTACCGACCAGATGCGCGGCGTAAGTGGCACTGGTCCGTGGTTCGTGGACAAATTTGTATTTGCCCTTCTGCTTGCCGCTCGCGTCTTTTCCGGTCAGGTCAACGACGCCGTAGGCCCTGTTGAGGCCACGGAAGAGCCGTGCAAATCTTTCGATTTCTTTTTTCATGGGAGAGAAAAAGGGGGAGGCGGAGTCAAGACCTCCCCCTCCTGCCTAGAAGGGTGTGTTTTCGTCAGCAGAGGATGAATCCTCTCTCTGATGTCGCACCTTCACCTTCCCGGCCTGTATGGATTCCGCGAAGAGCTTCGCCTCCGCGTAAAGGTTGCGATCTTCGATTTGCGAATCCTTTGAGATTTGCCAGCCGTGCCAGCTACCATTCTTGTTCTCTTCGGCCACTGTTTCGAGACGCCAAATGTGGCTGAAACGTGGCGGAATGAACATATTACCCTCGGCGTCTTTCATTTTCAGCGCCCGCATCGCTGAGTTCCAGTGCTTAGACTTCTTGAACTGTGTGCTCTTCATCGGCAACAATGCCTGTTGCGTAACACCGTCGTCATCAACAATCAGGACGTAATGCTGGGCTGTCCGTTCTAGGTAGCGTCCGTTGCCACCGACAATGTAGTCCTTATTGTCGTCGCCCCGCTCGGTCTTTGGAAGGTCGTCGCCCGCGCCATAGATGTTGTGGGGTGCTCCCGTCCCTGTTCCACGCGGCTCCCACTCTATGTACTGCAAATTGTAGGCGCAATTCACCACTCGAACTCCCGTTCCGCCCTTCACCACCTCTCTCGTGACGGTGTTGTAAATGTCCCCAGCCTTAGCGTTGTCCAGATCGTCAAGTTCATCAGACATCTTTTGCAGAACCTTTAGGAAAGGAATTGCGAGGTCCTCGGAACTCAAGTCATTTACACCAACGCCCGCATCGTCCGCGAACATCGCTGCGCTCATCACGGCAATCGCTTGTTTGCGCTTGCCGTTTCTGCCGTTTTTCTTCGATACTGCCGTTCGGGCCATGTCTATTTGCTCCTCTTGATCGTTGCACGTTGCGATATGTACGCGCCGAATAAATCCAGCGGGACGGCGTCCCCCGCTTCCACCCGCTCCCGAAGCCATGCCTTCAACGTCATCGGCTCGACTTTCTCAAGCTGGGTGGGCTTGAGTCCTCTCATTCCGCAAAGGTCCAGGAATGCCCTCGCCATTACGTCTTCCCCGCGTCCAAAAGTTACCGTGACATTGTTCTTCACGAGGTCCCCGAATTCGTGGTCGCGAAGCCATTGGAAGGCTTCATCTTTTCTGGTCTTTGGGATACTCGCGGCATAGATAGGTCGGACGGAAATTTCCGCCCCGTCCGTAAGCGTAAACTTCTGGAGGCCCATTGTTTCGAGAGCTTCCGGGAGTTGCTCGTCCGTAATCTTATGGAGAGCCCGCTTTCGCTCCTTGAGCAGTTCCTCCGTCGTGGCTATTGTTTGCTCAAGGTTCGCGGCATCATTTGCCAGTTTCGCAATTGAGTCGAGCTGGTCGTCTTTGAGCCTGTCTATCTTGTCGGCGGTGCTTCCAGAATCGGAAGACATCTCTTGCAGTAAGTCCTTCATTCGTTTTTCCTTCATCTTTCATCGGCGGTTGACTTAACCGTCGATGCCCCTTATATGGGTATTTATGGGGGGAGGCAAGAGAAATCTTTATGAAAAAATTCATCTTCAAGACAAAGCCCTACGGGCATCAGGAGGAGTCTTTCGATGCCAGCGCGGATTCCGAGAATTTTGCGCTCCTCATGGACATGGGCACCGGAAAGACCAAGGTCTGCCTGGATACAATTGGCCACAATTTTGAGCAGGGACGAGTCAACTTCGCAATCATCGTAGCTCCAAAAGGCGTCATTGCAAACTGGGTGGGCGAAATAGAGACGCATCTGCCTGAGCGAATCGAGCGAGAGATTGTCCTATGGAGGCCGAGCCTCACAAAGGCCAAGAGGCAGGAGCTGAGGGACCTATACCAAAAGAGCGGGAAGCTTAAATTTCTCCTGATGAACGTCGAGGCTTTCTCTACAAAGAAAGGTGTGGATTTTGCCGAGTTCTTCGTGAAGAAATTCAAGGTCCTCATGGCCGTGGACGAATCCACCACCATCAAGAATCGTCGAGCGAAACGGACCAAGGCCATTTGTGCCGTGGGCCGTGGTGCGGTGCTGCGGCGTATCCTGACGGGATCTCCCATCACAAAGAGCCCTCTGGACCTGTTCAGCCAGCTAGGTTTTCTCAGCCCCAAGATTCTGGGCTTTAAAAGCTATTACGCCTTCCAGGGCCGCTACGCCGTCGTACAGCGCCGCATCCTGGGAGCGCACAGCTTTAACCATGTCGTAGGCTTTCAGCGGCTGGACGAGCTTACGGAGACGCTGAAAGCCTACTCCTATCGCGTGAGGAAGGAAGACTGCCTAGACCTTCCAGCCAAGGTCTACATGAAGCGCGAGGTTGAGTTGACTCAGGAGCAGTCGGACGCCTACACGCAGATGAAGCATTTGGCGCTGGCCCGCCTTGCAAGCGGGGAACTGGCAACCACCCAGAATGTGCTGACCCAGATCATGCGTCTGCAACAGATATGCCTGGGGCATCTGACGGACGACGCCGGGGAGGTACACCCCATTAAATCGAACCGACTCAACGAGCTTCTTGATATCTGCGACGAGGTCCAGGGTAAGGCAATCATATGGGCGACATGGACCATGGACATTCGCTCGATTGCCAAGGCCCTGCGCGACCGCCATGACGTACAGGCGGTTGCAACGCTCCACGGGGAGACCCCTGATTCTGATCGCCAACAGATCGTGGAATCTTTCCAAGATCGGCAATCGGAATTACGTTTCCTCGTGGGGCACCCTAAAACGGGCGGCTTCGGGCTTACCCTTACCGCCGCCAACACCGTCATCTACTACAGCAACTCTTACGATCTAGAGCTTAGGATACAGTCGGAGGACCGCGCCCACCGTATTGGGCAGGAGAACAAGGTCACATACATTGACCTAATATCTCCGGGGACCATTGACCAGAAGATCGTGGAGGCCCTTCGGAGCAAAATTAAGATTGCTGACACTATTTTAGGTGAGGACGCACGAGAATGGCTGAGACATTAATAGAGGACGGAAATGGAAATGGATCTGTTGAAGACGATGATTAACCTAGACTACGATGTGGTGGAGGAGGCGCTGGTAGCCCATAAGGACCCTTGGCATCCACGATACAAGACGGCCATGGAGGAGTGGCATGCGTTCCGCGTCAACCCGTGGCAATGGTTCATCCTTGCAGATAAGCCAACGTCAGACATTGTCTGGAACAAAATGATGGAGAGATGGCCGAGGGGGGTCAGCATACGCTATGCCAAGTAATAACCCCGCCGACTAATTCTTGCACGCGACGTTTTCTGGGTCGTCGTACCGCCGACCCTTATAGCGCGCATTCCATTCTTCATCGCTTAAAAGCGGAATTGGCGTAGGTTTACGCTTCGGGATCGGCCCCAACGCTGGTAAATCCAACGCCTTTCGTCGGGATGCAACGGTTTGTTTGGACATGCCAACCGCTCTCGCAACAAACCCATATGTTTTTTGTAGGTCACGCAAAGCCTCCAATGAGGGTGCCCATTGTTTGTTCATCAACAGGCCATCCAAACTCCGGCTAGTACCCCTGTACCAACAAGTACAATTACCAGAACCGGCCTTTCTTTGACAAACGCGAAGCCCGCCTTTATTCGTTCCATCATAGCAATCTCCTTATTTCTTGGGCCGCATGGCCCGATCACCAAACCACCACAGAATCGCGGTGCTGCCTGCATAGACCACACTGGCCTCAATAATGTTTTTGCCGATAGGGTCGCTGAAATAAATCATGCCCATCAAAACTATCAGGGAGAAGGTAAGAAACGGCCTAACAAGACGTAGTAGGTCAACCACCCAACGAGAAGAAGCACCAAGCGCCGAATCATGTTGATAGCTGGCAACTCGAATGTCAGACGCCGCCTGGGCCTGCGTAATCGCCAGTTCTCGTTCGCCCTCTCTTTCGCCAATCTCAGCCTGGAGTCGAAGCATATCAAGCGTTCGTGCGTGATCTTTCGCAGCTTTCTTCTCCTCCATCCAGTTGTCAACAAACCCAAACGCCTTTCCAAGAACACTACCAAAAATTCCGGTAGCGCCTCCGGTCAAGGCCGTACCTATAAGGTCAAACATTTATCCCCCATTTGCGTGGTCGCCCGAGGTCGATGTGAAGAAATGTCTCATAGTAACCGAAACCCGTAAATCCCTCGCCCCGCGCCAACCGTTCCAGGTAATCTCTATCTAGGTCTGCCGTAGAGATGTCAACCGCATCACCTATGACGTGACGCGACAGAGGTGCGCCGCCGACCACAGCATTGTGGTACGGACTGCGATAGCCAGACAATACGTCAAGGGCGGCACCAAAGCGATTCCGCAGAACATCAAGACGATTGAGAAGCGTGACTGCGACCTTAATTTGTCCAGTCCCCCTGCAAGCCATTTCTTGAGGACTGAAATAACGCCACGGCCATGCTGACCGGGTGCTGGGAATCTCCTTCCAATGGTCATACACGACCACGGCTATTCGCCGCTTACCGCCGTCAGCGTTTTCTCAACATCCGCAATAGTAGCTCCGAGGGCGGCATCATAAGCAGTTAAAATCGCATACATTTTTCCGTTTTGCGATGTGTGAACTACCGACTGGACATTATCCTCAATCGCCCTTACCAGAATATCTACCACCCGCTTGTGCCACTTATTGAAGTTATCAATGAACGCGCTTGATATCGCGGCTCGTCTTGCATCCGCAATGTAATCCGTTACCGTTTCATTGAGATTGTGACTCAGCAGCGCGTGCATTTCAGAATCCGACAGTTCATTAAAGTCTGTGGCCCTGACCAAATCTTTCAGGCTGTCTTGAAACGCCGCGAACTTAATGAGCAGGAATTTCTTGGCGGTCGGTGTTACGTTGAGCTGTGGAATAAC